CGCTCGCTGCGTCATGTGCCGGGCGAAGGTGAATCGCGGGAAGAAGTTGAAGCAGAAGCAGCGGGACATGAAGGCCATCGAGGATGGTGCCCTCGACGCCTTCACGAAGGCGGCTGGCAGGGGAGGAGAGAACATCCCGCACTCCAGCGAACTCCTGGAGCGGCTGATGGAGTATTTCGGCGGCTCCAACGGGTTCGCCGCCATGATGGTCAAGCAGTATTTCGACGCCCCTCCCGGCGGATCGCACCGCACCAAGTTGCTGGAGGGCATCGTCCGCCTTGTCACGAAGAACACCGAACTGGGCGGGGCCAAGAAGCCGCTGACTCAGTGGTCCGACGAGGAGTTGGAGGACGAGTTGGATCAGCGTCTCGGCCGCATTGCCATGAGCATTAGTGGAGGGTTCCTCAATGTCGAAGTCACGCCGCAAACCCCCGCAGATTTCGCCGCTGCCGTCCGTCAAGCGATTGGGGTCGTTCCAGCAGAGCGAACTCAAGGAGATGCAGGCGGAGTTGGCGAGCCGCCGGATCGAGGCGTTGCGGCTCTACAGGCCGACACCCAAGCAGGAGGAAATCCACCAGTCCCGGTCGAGTGAGATGCTCGTGCTGGGCGGCAACCGCTCCGGCAAGTCGCTCTGCACGTTCGTGGAAGATGCTCGGGCTGTGTGCGGCAAAGACCCGCACGGGAAGTACCCAGAGAAGGACGGCATCCTCGCCATCGTTGGCAAGGACTGGAAGCACATCGGCCTCGTGGTCTACCCCATGCTGTTCATGGCTGGGGCGTTCAAGATCATCAAGGACGAGCAGACGGGCGAATGGCGGGCCTACAACCCAGTGACCGATGCGGCTCGCGAGCGGGAGGCCAAGCCGGCCCCGCCGCTGATCCCGCCCCGCATGGTGGCGAAGAAGTCGTGGATTCTGAAGTCCGCCCGCTACATCCAGTCCTGCACGCTGACGAACGGCTGGCAGATCTACTTCTTCTCGTCGGAAGGCGAACCACCGCAGGGCTGGCAGGCGAACAGGGTCCACATCGACGAGGACGTGAACAACGGTGATGCGTGGGTTCCGGAAATGCAGGCCCGCCTCTCTGACCGCAGGGGCGTGTTCGCGTGGTCGGCCATGCCGCACAGCAAGAACGACTCGCTTCAGTCGCTTGCAGAGCGGGCCGACAAGTTGGCGGAGGAGGGCGTCGAGAATCCGACCATCGTCAAGTTCCAACTCCGATTCCTGGACAACCCCCACATCCCAGATGACGAGAAGCGGAAGCGTATCGAAGGCTGGGCGGCGCTTGGCGACGACGTGCTGCGGATGCGCAGCGAGGGCGAGTTCATCAGCGACTCGATCCTCTGCTACCCGACGTTTGCCATGCACGTTCACGGCTACGACCGGACGGACCTGGAGAACCTGACAGTCCCGAACGACTGGTGCCGGTACGCCGCCATCGACCCTGGTCACGCCGTCACGTCGGTGCTGTTCGCCGCCGTGCCGCCCGACGAGTCGATGATGCTGGTCTACGACCAACTCTACATCCGCAACTGCAACGCCATCGTGTTTGGCGAGAAGATGGCGGAGAAGTGCAAGGGGCAGAACTTCTACGCCTTCCTCATCGACATGCACGGCGGCCGGCTCCGCGAGATCGGCTCGGGCCGCCTGCCGGTGGAACTGTACACCGAGCAACTCAAGTCGCAGGGGGTGGCGAGCGAGACGACGGGGCACAGTTTCCTGGCGGGGTGCGACGACGTGCAGGCCCGCATGTCGGCCGTCCGCAACTACCTCCACATCCGCCCAGATGGCAAGCCGATGCTGCGGGTGCTGCGGAACGCCGTCCCCGACCTGGAGCGGGAACTCAAGCGGTACAAGCACAAAACCCAGTTGGTGGGCGGCACCTACGTGGTCACGGACCAGCCGAACACGCGGGGGGAAGTCCACGCCTGCCAGTGTTTGGAGTATCTCTGCGCCTATCGACCTCGCTGGCACAAGCCTAAAGTCGATGTCGGCCCCGATCCCTGGTACGTCGATTGGATGCGGAAGCGCAAGAAGCGTCTCGCAGCCGATTCCGACGAGTTCATCTTTTTAGGCCCACAGTCAGGAGCGAAGTATGGAAGCCGAGTCCTTTAGCCCGCCGCAGGTTCGCGTGGGCGACAGCGTGTACTGGTATCACGACCCCCTCAACTGCAACGAGCCGACGCTGGGCTGGATCGTGGAGCGTCCCGGCATCCTGACGGTCAGCATCCTGACCTTCTCTCCGAACACCGGGTTCCTGGAGCGTCCGTCCGTGCGGCACAAGGACGATCCCGGCTTGCAGGAGAACGCCGACTGGCGGCAGTGGGGCTGCTGGGACTTCACTCCGCAGTCCGCCCAGTTGCGAAAGTTGGACGGGCTCATGTCCCAGATTGCCAACCTGACGGAACAGGTTGCCCTTGCAAGGAAGCAAAACGGTGGAACCAAGAACGGGTGAGGACGCCCTTCGCTCTCTGGCGACTGGGTGGCTCAAGAAGATCGAACTGTCTCTCAAGCACAAGCGTCCTTTCACGGAGGACGGGCGGGAGGCCATGTCGTTCTTTGACGGGCCGCACAACTGGTTCTGGAAGGACACCTACGCCCGCCACGAGTACGGCTACAACCGGACCATCGCCCCGCCCGCGTTTCGCATGCAGGTGAATCGCGTCTTTGAGGCGGTCAAGTTGTTCGGCTCCGTCATCTACCACCGCAATCCGGTGCGGACGGTGACGCCTGCCAAGTACCCGTTCGTCTCGCCGGAGGTGGTGGGCGTCATGGATGACCAGTCCATGATGGCGTACCAGCAGGCCGCTCAGGACACGATCCAGCGGACGGAGGTTCGCAAGGTCGCCGCCCTGCTCATGGAGCGGTATCTGAACTACACGCCCAACGAACTCGACCTCAAGACGCACAGTCGCCGCGTCGTGGACGAGGCAATCATCAAGGGCATGGGAGTGTGGTGGACCGAGATGGTCACGCTTCCCGGATCGGACATCGGGATCGTGGGGTCGTTCGCGGACAGCGTGGACAACTTCACGATGGACCCGGACGCCACCGAGATCGAGGACATTACGTGGTGCGCCCGGCGTTGCACGCACCCGATTGACGTTGTGGCCCGCCAGTACGGCCTGGATCGCGAGCAACTCAAGGGCCACCTGGACGGGGCCAAGCCGGTTGGCGACGGCGGGGACGCCCAAATCTTCTCGGAGGACGACCAGACCTACAAGGGCCGCAAGGCTGGCAAGTCCAACGAACTGGTCACCTACTGGAAGATTTGGAGCAAGACGGGGCTGGGCGACCGCCTCAAGGACACGCCGAAGGAACTGATCGGCACCTTCGACGCCGTTGGCGACAACTGCTACATCGTCGTCTGTGAGGGCATCCCGTACCCGCTGAACATGCCGCCGTCTGCTCTTGAGGAGCAGGTCGATGAGGCGACCGGCATGCCGCCCGGCATGTTCCGGGCCGTGCAGTGGCCGATTCCGTTCTGGGCGGAGGCCAACGGTTGGCCGTTCGTGCATCTCGACTTCCACCGCAAGCCGGGCTACGTGTGGCCGATCAGCCACATCAAGCCGGGCATCGGGGAACTTCGGTTCCTCAACTTCGCGATGTCGTTCATCGCCCAGCGTGTCGCCACGAGTTGCGAGACGCTGCTGGGCGTGAGCAAGGCGGCGGACCAGGACATCAAGGATCAAATCCTGGCGCAGTCGGAAAAAGGCTTCAAGGTCGTGGAGATCAGCGAGACGCTCGGGCGGAGCGTCAACGACCTCATCAGCGTCTTTCAGTTGCCGGAGGTGTCTCCGGAGTTGTGGCGCATCGTGGAGGCCGTTGCCCAGCAGTTCGACAAGCGGGTGGGCCTGACGGAACTCGCGTACGCAATGTCCTCCAGCCAGATACGGAGCGCCACAGAGGCGAACGTGAAGGCGGAGCAACTGAGCGTACGCCCGGACGACATGGCGAACCGGCTGGAGGACGCCATGAGCCTGCTGGCCCGCCGCGAGGCGTTGGCGGCTCGGTGGCTGCTGCGTCCGCAGGATGTCGATTCGATTGTCGGCCCGTTGGGGGCGGCGGCATGGGCGCAGCACGTCGCCAGCATGGACCCCGCATCGGTCGCTCGGGAGTTTGAGTACCGGGTGGAGTCTGGGTCGGCCCGCAAGCCCAACAAGGCGACCCGCGTGGAGCAGATGCAGGCCGCCCTCCAGACGCTTGGGCCGATCCTGCAAGGGCTGGTTCCGATGGGGATGGTGGACCCGCTGAACGCCTTGATCTCGGACTGGGCGGACAGCCTGGACATCGACGCCAAGCCCTATCTGCTTCCGCCTCCCCCGCCGCCTCCTGCTCCGCCCCCGCCGGGCTCCCCTCCCGGCCCGCCGGCCGGGCCTGACGCTGCCGCCCCGCCTGGACCGCCGATGCCAGAATCCCCGCCCCCGCAAGTGCCGCCCGAGATGCAGCCGTAGGCGGACAAGAACCTATAGGTGCCATGAAGACCACAGCCACACTTCCGCCAGAAATCGCTGCTGCCGGCTCAGACGTGCAGTCGCATTACCTGCGTCTCATCCAGGACGGGCAGACGGAGCGGTTCGCCGCCATGTGTGCCCTGCGTCAGCCGCCTGGAACGCGGGGCAGCGACCGGGCGTTCATGCAGGGCCGTCTGGGGGGCGAATGGCTCAACAACATTCCGCGAAAGCAGGCTGACTGGCTGATCCGGCAGGCCCAAGCCGCAGGCATCAGCACCGCCGGCAAGTTCTACATGGGCGGCATCGCGGACAAGAGGGGCCATCGCGATCCGGAGGCGTGGGTGGACTCGACCGCCGACATCCTCCGCGTTGCCAAGAAGCGCGACCTGGAGGTTCACGGCATTGTGGACTACGTGCCACCGCAGAAGGCGCCGCCCAAGGAAGTGGACATCAACCCTCGCATCCTGCGTGAGCATGTCCGCGAGGAGATGAAGAAGAACCCGAAACTCAAGCGTGGCGAGGCCATCGAGAAGGTGAAGGACCGCATCGTGCCTCACTGGAAAAGGAAGAAGCAGTAATGCCGAACAAGATCGAACGGCTGAACTCCGTGACCGGGCAGTTCGTCGCCACTGCAAGTGCTGCCACGAGCCCCAAGATTCCGTTTGGGGCCGCTGCCGGTGGCGTCATCATGGTGGACGCCGTGTCCAGTGCCACGACGATTACGTGGCATGTTGCCTTCGGGCAGGAACTCACGCCGGTGCCGCTCAATGCGGACGGCTCCGGTGTGACCACGACCATTGCGGCTGGCAATGCCTACGTGCTGCCGGATGCCCTGTTCGCGGCGCCGTTCATCGTGGCGGTCGTCAATGCTGGCACCGCGACGTTTCGCGTAAGCGTGAAGGGATAACGCATGGCTCCACCGAATCTCCTGCTCATCACGGCGATTTACGGCAACACGGCCCGTGCCAGTGTCGGCACGGGGTCTACGGTCCTGCTTTCGAATCCGGCAGGCAGCGGCAAAGTGCTGCGGGTCGTGAATGTGACGTTCACGAACGTCGATACGGCGGCTCGCACCGTGACGCTGAACCATCACAACGCGGCCAGTGGAGGCGGCACGTCGCACGCCATCGTGTCGGCCGAGAGCGTGCCGGCCAGCAGCCGCATCTCGCCGATCACCCGCAACGTCCCGCTCTACCTTGAGGAAGGCACGAGCCTCGCCGCCCTGGCAGGAACCGCAAACACCATCATGGCGGTGGTGGTCTACGAGGAGATTGCTTGATGCCCACCATCGTGCTCAAGCAGAACTCCACTGCCGGACTGATGCCGGTGGCGAGCGAACTGGCTATTGGCGAGCCGGCGCTCAACACGGCTGACGGCAAACTCTATAGCAAGATGGCTGACGGAACGGTGCGCCCAATCGCCGGATCGGACAGTCCGACCAAGTTGGAAACGGCCCGCATGGCGTACGTGGCCTCGCTGCTGTCCGGAGGCTGAAATGGCGCTCGTGCAACTGCAAGTCCGTTCGGACACCGCATCGGCCTGGACCGCTGCCAATCCGGTGCTGCTGGCCGGAGAGCCGGGCTTTGAGACGGACACCGGCAAACTCAAGATTGGCGACGGCGTTCGCAACTGGGCCACGCTGCCGTACACCTCCGGCGTGTCGCTGGCGAGCGTCGCGCCTCCTGCTACCGGCGCTGCGGCTGTCGGCACCAGCGGGCTGGCCGCAAGGGCGGACCACTCGCACGCCCTGCCTGCTGCCGTGTCGTGTACGACCCTGACGGTTTCGGGCGAAACCAACGTCGGCGGCACGCTGAACGTGACCGGTGAACTGCGGGGTGCGCCGCACAAGCACAGCACGAACGACATCACGGGGCTCACGGCCCTGGTGGTCTCAACGATCAACAGCACACTCAAGGCCGGCAGCAACGTCGCCCTGTCGTTTGACAGCGTGACCAACTCCCTGACGGTCAGCAGCACTGCCGCACAGACCGGCGGCGGTACTGCTGGCGTGACCAGCATCAACGGGCAGACGGGTGCCGTGACGCTGGCCGTCCTGTCGGCGTCGGATGTCGTGAGTCAGATCACGACGGCGATCCAGACCATCGACGGGATTACGGAAACCTACGACGCTAAGGCGGGCACGATTACGCTCGGCCTGTCCACCGTGTCCGGAGGCACCTACGGCGGCACGCCAACCACCAGCCCGCTGGCGTTCTTGGCCGTCCCGCAAAGCGCCACTGCATCCGCTGGCAGTGCGTCGTTTTCGGCTACGGCCACCGGCGGCACGGCCTCCATTGCCTACCAGTGGGAAGTGTCTACGGACAGCGGCGAGTCGTGGGCGAACGTCTCCGGTGCCACCTCCTCCTCGCTGTCGCTGACCTCGCTGACCGCCGCCGAACACGGTCGCCAGTATCGCGTCCGCGCCACGTCGGGAACGGAGTCGATCTCTAGCCCGGCCGCTACGCTCACGACAGTCTCGCTGGCCATTACCTCGCAGCCCGCCGACGCTGCCGTGACGGTCTGGCAGTCGGTCAGTCTTTCCGTGACGGCTACGGCCGCAGGTGCCATCACCTATCAGTGGCAGGTCAGCACGAACTCTGGCTTTTCGTGGTCAGTCGCCAGCGGGACAGCGACGGCGGCCACCTACACATTCACGCCAAACGTGCCGCTTACGGGGACGCTCTACCGTGCAGCCGTCACGTCGGACGGGGCGACTGTGTATTCTCGCGCGGCGCTGGTTACGGCCGCCGACCCGCCGTTGACCATCTCGCTCAATCCGGTCGATACCGTTGCGGCATCCTGCACGGCATCGCTGTCGTTTGACTTCGCCTACGCGGGAAGCGGCAGCGTGACAATGCAGTGGCAGCGGCGGGCCAATGCAACGTCGGCGTGGGTCGATGTCTCGGGAGCGACCGGCAAGATTCTGACGCTCACGGGACTGATTGCCACCGACAGCGGCGCTCAGTACCGGGCGGGGGCAACGGTTGGCACCCGCACGGTGTACACCACTGTCGCCACGATCACCGTCCCGGCCCTGGCGATTGACGAGCAGCCGGAGAGCGTCACGGCGTTCGCCGGCGAGGCGATGTTCTCCATGTCATTTACGGGCGCCTGCGGGACGGCTGAGGTGCGATGGGAGGTTCGGCAGCCCACCGGAGCGACGTGGGCGATTGTGCCGGGCCAGACCTCCAACGTGCTTGCCTTGACTGGCCTGACGCGAGCGAACAGTGGGCAGGTGTATCGGGCTGTCGCGAGAGTCGGCACGCAGGTTGCGACCAGTAACGAAGCCACACTGACCGTCGAGAACGTCAGCGGATTCGCCGCGATGCCGCAGGACGCGACAGTTGCCTCCGGCGAAGAAGTGACGTTTTCCTACACGTGGTCCAACACTGCCGACAACACGAAGGCGTGGTGGGAGGTCAGTCGCGACAACGGCGTGACGTGGACCAATCGTCTGTGCAGCGAGTTTGCTGCGTGCAATGCCGAGACGCTCGTGTTCCGGCCGATGCCGAGCGACAGCGGCTCGCAGTACCGCGTGGTCGTCAAGGTGCTCTCGTCTGGGTTTGTCTATCGAAGCGAGCCGGCGCGACTGACGGTCAGCGGCACCGTGTCGGTGCAGCCGCTTGGGATCAGTTTGCAGCCCATGGCGATTGCCGGTGACGGAGCCGGTGGGCTCGTATTGACGGTCACGGCCGACACCACTGTGCCGCAGCGGTCGGCGCTCTGCTACGTGTCCACGAACAGCGGGGCGTCCTTCTCGCCGGCGTCGCTCCCGGTGACTGGTATGTACCGTGACGTAGCGTGCGGCGGCAGCACATGGCTTGCCATCTGTCCCATCACGGGCACTATCGCGTACAGCACGAATCGCGGCCGGGCGTGGCAGTCCGCCACAGTTGACGTGCCGTTTGGCGCCCTGCCAGACGCCAACAACAACGTCGCCAAAGCGTACATCGACCACCTGCCGGGCGCCCCGATCCCGTTCGTGGCGGCTACGCGGATGGGCGTGTACACATCTCCGAACGGCATCGACTGGACCCGCCGCACGTCGCTGGCATCCACCACGAACCCCACAGAGTTTGGCGCTGAGACGCCCGTCACGTACGGTGGCGGCAAGTATCTCGTGGTTGGGCGGTCGGGCACATGGACCTCAACGGGCGGCGTCACATGGTCGCTGTCGGCACCAAAGGGCACGGCGCTGGTTGGGTCCGTGAACCCATCGACCGGTGCCGTGACGCCCAGTTCGGCCGCTGTGAACGACAGCGCCATCTCGTTCGCCGGCGGTTGGTTTGTCGGCACCGGCGCCGGCTGGCTCGTCACCAGAAGCCAGTACACGACCGGCACGGCCGCGTTCTCTCTGAGCCACAACGGCCTCTCGTATTCGGTCGTCAGCCACCCCGTCCAGCCGTCTGGTGCTGTCCAGAACGGCCAGCCGCTCCAGGTTGGAGACGGTGTGTTTCGCGATGTGTGGGTAGGCAACTTGCCGCGCACTATTGGCGTGGCGGCCCTGTACCCGGCCGAAGATGCCGACACGTGGGTGTTGCCGACGACCGTCGCGCCGCTGTATCCGTCGCGAACCAATCGCAAGGGCAAGGGCGTGGCCTACGTGTCGCCCAATCGAGTGGCCGTCGCTGGGCTGACGGCGCCGGATGTAGGCACGGGGGCGCAGCAAACAGCAGTCGCCATCCTCGATGCTCGCACGCCGTTCTCGGGCACAGTGCCCAACGCCAGCGCCCCGTCGGCCCCACAGTCCTTTGTCGCCACCCCGCTGAACGGCTCAATCGCAGTGGCGTGGGCGGAACCGCTCGCCAGCGGCGGCCTGCCGATCACGTCCTACGTCCTGGAGCGCAAGTTGACCTCTGGCACGTCGTGGACAGCCGCCTCGCTCGCCACGCCCCTCGCAACCAGTGCCACGATTTCCGGGCTGTCCAACGGCGTCTCCTACGACGTGAGGGTCGCGGCTGTCACCAGTGCCGGCACGGGCGTGTACGCCACCGCGTCGGCCACGCCAGCCCTGACTGCACCGCTGGCCCCGACCGGCCTGACGGCCACGCCCACCGGTCCTGCGAGTGGCTCGGTGACCAACACGCGGTACTCGCTGTCTTGGACGGCCCCGTCGTTCAACGGCGGAGCAACCATCACCGAATACGTCGTGCAGATGTCCACGCCGGGAGCCCTCAGTTTCCCGAGCGGCTGGGTGACCCTGCCGTACGGGTCGTACACGGTCACGCAGTCGGGCACGACCGCCACCGTGACGCCCTTCATTCGCAGTGCCAGTCGTCTGCGTGCGTCCTTCCGGGTGGCGGCGAGGAACAGTGTCGGCACCGGCCCGTTCAGCGCCGAGACAGGACTCGTGTCGCTCAACTAAGCCATGTACTACGCCGCACAAGACCTCATCGAGTATCTGATGAACTCCGTCGGAGGCGGAGCGCAGGACGGCGAGCATCGGCTTTTGCGGGCCGCTGCCTCCAACGCCCACCGCGAGGTCATGTACGCCCGAGACTGGAACTGGTTGGCGACTGACGCCCAGTTGCCGACGGCCGTGTCAGGCAGCAACAACAAACTGTTCCTGCTGCCCGCGAATGTGAAGAACGTCGATGCGTTGGTCGCAGTAGAGCGCACGAAGGCCATGGCCTATGTGACGCCGCGAGAATGGCGGGACATCGAGTCCAAGCAACTCCCCACCTCCAATGTGGTGTACTGGACGGTCACGGCATCCTCGACGCAGCCTGATCGGTGGATGCTCAAGGTGGCTGGCACGCCTTCGCCAATCGACAACCCGAGCAATTTCTGGATCACCTACCGGCGGGCACCGCCCCCGCTCCGTCGCATGGGATACGAGCCGAGCAGCCGCGACGGATCGCTGACCGCCGGAACGGCCGCTGGGTGCGTCAAGCGGTACGGCACGGCGACGAACTTCCCCGAAGGACCATCGGGCGTCTATCCGTTTGTGGCGGAGGAGATTCTCGGCCTGTCCGGGAGTCTCGTGGGGACGCCGCCCGAGAACGCCAAGACGGTGGTCTCCGATTTCCTGGATGCGTCCGAGAGCATGTACACGGCCATCCTGGCGTGCGCGGAAGTCTGGGTCGCCAAGATGATGGGCAAGAACGTCGAGGGGGCGTTGTCGGTCTACGCTCGCGACCTGCGGCTGGCGTTTGAGGCCGACAACCTGACGCCCATGTCGGGCCGCCGGGCGGGGTTCGGTAGATACCCAGAGTCCAGCGGGCTGTCGATTGGCACCGCACGAGCGCTTGGCTACTACGGCCCAAGCGGCCCAGATACGGGAGCGTGACCGATGCGCACCGATTCCTGGAAGGGGCTTGTCACACAGGCCAGTCCGTTCGCCATCCCGGCAGGGGCGGCGGTCGAGCAGGTCAATCTCGGCACGTCGATTCCCGGTCAACTCACGTCCCGCAGTGGCATGAGGGCGGTTGCGTGCCAGCCCGCCGTGCAGGGCGTCATGGACTGCTGCTCCTACGAGTTTGGCGGCAAGGTGTTCCTGCTGTCTCTGACGGCGGCCGGCGAACTCATCGCCTCCGAAAGCCCTGCCTACGGCCCCAAGACGGCCACGCCATCCGAGCCGCAACTGTCCGTGCAAGCCGGCCAAACGGCCACGTCGTACACGCAGCGGTATCTCCGGAGCACCGGCGGTTCCGTTACTGACCCGGTGCCGCCGCCGCCAGCGTCCGAGTCGCGGTTTGGCCGCCTGCATGGCGGGCAGGCCAGCACGGCATCCTGGCCCTACAAGATCAACGCCAATGACCTGTGCGCAGGCGAGTCCAAGACAACTGCGTTCACGGGTGGCAATGCCGCCACGTCGGAGGTTCCGCCGGCGCTGACCCCCGCCAATATGTGCGTGCCATGATTACCAACCGCTTCTCTGCCGCCCGCCCGATCAGTGCAGCGCAAGGCCGGCACGGCGAGATGATCGTCGTGCAGGGCAACGGCGTGCGCCCAGTGCGATGGACGGGCGATGGTGCTGGCGTTGACGCTGGCATGGACCCGCCATCCGTGCAGCCCCAGATCACGCTGGACTCTACGCTCCGCTACTACATCGCCCGCGTGGACATTCACAAGCCAGGGGCGTGCTATTACTCGCCTCCCGACGTGACGTTTACGTCGTCCGTGTCCCCTGCGTCTCTTGGTGGGCGTGTCGCGAAGGCCAAAGCGTACCTGAGCCAATCGGCCGTGTCTGAGGCAGTCGTGGACGACGGCGGCAAGTATTACCCCGAGCCGCCACCCGTGAGCCTGAGCGACTCGCACGGCAAGGGCGCTGTGCTGCAAGCGGTGCTGTCGTCGGGCGGCACGAACGAAGATCCCGACAACGATCCCTATACCGGCATCAGTGAGTGGCGGATCATTCAGGCGCCTCCGTACCTGGACGAGTCGCTCGTGGATGACGGCAAGACGTGGTACTACGCCTTCAACGGCAACACGACGATCCCGGCCACGTCGGGGACGAGTCTGCCGCCAACTCCGGGATACCGCTTGGGCATCCCGGCGGGCGGCCTGTGGAGCGGCATGATCTTTTGCTCGGCGATGTACCGCACGGGATTTGAGTACACGGTGACCAATGCGGATGGCGTGGGCGCTTCGCTGCGTCTGTCGTTTTCGGAAGGCGAGTGGTCGTGTGCCAGCGCCTCCACGTCCAGCGGCGGCTACACGGTGTTTCGCGGCGCCCGTGTGCTTCGCAGCGTGAGCGTCGAAAAACTCGGCAAGGGGTACAGCGCCTCCAAGACCGTCACTGTTCGCATCAAGTCGGGATCGGGCGACCCGTCTCGCGACATCATCATTGAGGGCTACACCGCCGGGAACCCCAAGAACGCTGCCGCCGAAGGCTATTCCATTTCGCAAATTGCGATACAGGATCGCGGCAGCGGTTATCTGGTCGCACCGGAGATCAAGATCATCTCCGAGAGCGGCTTCGGGGCGTACGCCACCTGCACGGTCAAGGACGGCAAGATCGACACCGTGACACTGGAGAACGGCGGCGCCGGATACAAGACGCCCCCGCAGGTGATCGTCGTATCCGGCGGGGCGGAAGCGTTTGCGGTCAGCCGGCCGCACCTGCGAGGCAAGTACCAGTGCTACGCCAGATTCGTAGACGGCACGCCAGAGGATCGCGGCGGGCCTATCCCCAGCAACCTGTCTCCGGTCGCAGAGGTTGACGCCGGCGAGGGTGCCGCGTCGATGACGTGGAGTATCCCGGCAGTGTCGGGCCGAGCCGAGAAGGTGGAGTTGTGGCGCACGACGGGCAGCCAAGCCACGCTCCTGTACCGCGTGTACTCCGGGACAGGCACTACGTTCACGGACGACCTCACCGACGAGGAGGTCCGTGACCCGGATCGTGCTGGGTATGCCGCCATGCCCATCGTCCTACCGAACGGCTTCCTCAACGCCAACCGATTCACGCCTCCGCCCCGCGACAAGGCGGTGGTGGTGCGATTCCAAGACCGATTCTGGTATGCGGTGGACACGAGTGGCAAGCAGGGCAATTCGCTGCTGTACTCCGAAGTGGACGAGCCGGAGAGCGTTCCGGAGATCAACGAGATCGTGTTGCAGCAGAACGCCCGAGACGCAGACACAGTGCGGGCGTTGATTCCGTTTGGGCCGACGCTGCTTGCCATGCAGTCGCAGCACGCCTACGCCCTGACGTTCTCCAGGAACCCACTGCTTGACGCACAGGTGAGCCCAATCGCGAATCGCGGGGCACTCAATCAGCGCTCGTGGGACATCTACGAAGGCGTCTGCTACGTGCTCGACCAGAGCGGCGTGTACGCCATCTCCCAGTCGGGGAACGTCGAGAGCCTGTCGGACGCAATCGGAGACCTGTTTCGGGATCGCATCGACTTCGGCAAGAACACATGGGCGTTCCTAGTCGTGGACGCGATGACGCAAGTGCTGCGGGCGTTCGTGGCGTTCCGGGACGACGGCTCGGATGGGTTCCCCACCCGCGCCATGTGCTGCCACATCCCGAGCAAGACATGGTGGATGGAAACCTATCCGCAGCGTATCCACAGTGCGACTACGGCTCGCCTCAGCAATGGAGACACGCGGTGCTTGTACGGCGCTGCGGGCGGGCATTACCTGCTGGGAGACGGGCCTGCCGATCTTGGTCGGGGCGCCATCACGCACGTCACGCTTACCGCCGCCGGTCGCGGCTACACGACGCCGCCGCAGGTCACGGCGACTGGCGGTGTGGGCGCCGTACTGCGGGCGACCATCAACGGCGAGGGGGCGCTGACAGGCATCTGGATCGTGAATCCCGGCTACGGATACACCAGCGGATCGCTGTTCATCGGCCCACCGAACGATCCATCGGTTGCCGGCGTGCAAGCAACGGCGTCGTTCGTGGCGTGCCCCCTGTCCGCCGACACGCCGCTCTACCCCGTGTACCGATTCAAGAGTGGCTGCATGGAGTACGCCACCGACGCGACGGCACCTCGCAACCTGCCGACCACCAGGGACATCTCGCTGCTGTACGCCCCGCAACCAGGGTCGTGCGAGGTAGCGATGCGGCTGTACTACAACAACGCCACGCACCCCCGCCGCAACATCGCCGCTCGCAACAGAGGGGTGGGGTTTACGGCCGACACGGTGGACAGCGGGTTTCGGCTCGACATGGGCGGGGCGGTGGCGGAGTCTGGCGTCTCGTCCGCCATGCTGTCTGGCAGGTCTGCCGATGACCTGTCTTCGACTGACAGGCATGTCGCTGTCGAACTGGCCGGTGCCCGCAAGACAGGCTCGCCCGTCGTCTTCTATCAGTTGGATCAGCGAGGCGGACCGCAATGAGTTACGCCCTGCAAAACGGCCAGATTCGCGGCGTGCTGGTGGCGCAGGGGTTTCCGGCGGACCTCGCCACGCAGTTGGCCAACATTCTTGCCAACGGCGCCCAGCAGATGCGGCTCTCTGGAGAGCGCATTATCGACACCACGCGACCCGGCATGCGGATGATTACGCCGGGCGCTCGGACCCACCAGTTCAAGAACCTGGACTTTCTGCCCGCCGACCCGGATCATCGCGAACGCCGTGTGCCGTCCAGCGAGGAGAGGCGGCGGCCGGCGCCCGAGCCCGCCGTCCAGACAGAGCAATCTCCAGCCGAGACGCTCGCGACGTTTCGCGTTGAGGGCGGTGCCTACACGGAAGCCAGAGGCTTGGGCGATTCCGTGCAGGTCAATCTCCGCACCAGCGGTCCTGGTCGGATGCCGGTCTTTGATCCACCGTCGAACTCGCTGGTCGGCAAGACGTTCCGAGCCGAGAGCAACTCGGACACACTGCGGTTGGACATCGTTGAGAACGGCCAGGAAGTTGTATGGAGGGCGCAGGTTGCCCAGGCTGCGCCGCGTGGCGGCAACAACGACGCCGCGATCACGGTCGTGACTGGCCTTAAGTGGGTGCAGGACAAAGGTCTGGAGGTCACCACTCGGCAGATCACTGTCCTGCGGGCCGAAAATGAATCCGCCACCTTCATCATTCCGGCCACCCCCGTGACGGTCGTGAAGGCCGTGCGGGATGCCGGTGATATCGTGATCGACAAGCAAGAGGTGCTTGTGTTCCAGGACAAGTCAGTGGGGTCTGACACCATTGCCACCACCACCTGCTAGGCGCTGCTATGCCACTGGCCCGTCTGGGAGGGGAGTTGCTTAGGGTAGACGGCACACTGGCAACGTCCTGCTGCTGCGACATACCCGAGCAGTGCGTGTATGTGCGATACCAGTATCCCGTCTGGGATGTGGGCGCTACTCCGTTTCCTCCCACTGAGTGCTTTCCACCCTACGTGCCGTTCTTGGGATGCGACGTGGTGTTGAGTGAGCAAGTGATATCCAAGCCGGACGCATTTTCCGGGAAACGAACGACCGTCACGATAACCGGATTGTTTGACGACAGCATCGCCGTGAACGGCAACGTGCTTGGAAACTGCCGCCCGGGCGGCGACGTAAACATGACGTTTACGCTTGCGGCGGAAGAAGCAGGGTTTCGCCTTGGTGCCGTAGACAGTTTCGGGTCTTGCGCGCACGGCACCCTAGCCATTTGCTTCAGCACCGGAAACCCACTGCCATGATTGAGTGCCACCTGCACCATCTGGAGGCCCGCTGCCGAGAGCGTGGCTACACGCTTGACGAGGTGCTGGCGTGCGTCGTGTCGCAGAACG